GTTGTAGGCCTGCGCATGGGCGCGATTGGCACCTACGAGGCGCTGGAACAGATCGGGGCGGCGCTCGAAAAGAACCCGGATGCTTTCAAGACCAACCTGGAATTAATGGAGCTGTTTAAAAAGTCTGGCCTGAATCTGAAGCTGACCCTGAAGGAGCTGGGAGAGGCGAAGAAAGTAACCGGCTCCATGAAGCTGTTCACCGAAGAAGAAGTGCGCCAGATGGACGAGATGGACAAGCGCTGGGATGAGATCGGCGTCAAGACCGATCTCTATTTCAAGCGGCTGAAGTTCTGGCTGGCGCAGCGATTCGAGGCCGACATCAACCTCATCGTGACCATCAAGAACGCCGCCGGAAAGGTGCTCAAACCGGTCACGGAGGGTCTCGAAGTCGATGAGCGCTGGCTGAGTGACGCCGGTATTCTGCCCTTATCCCAACTGTCGCGGGAGCAGATGATGCCGAAGCCGCCGGGCGGCGGCGCACAGATTCTGAAAGAGCACATGCAGATGCGCAGCGATCAATTCGACAAGATGATTGCCAGCGGCGGCACGTCGGGCATCGAGGGGGCACAACGGAAACTCGCCCAACTGGAAAAAGAGTACAACGACCTGTACGAAGACACGGCCAAGAACCGGGCCGATTTCGTGCGTGGCCGGGAGGAGTACCTGGGCCACTTGCAGAAGGTCACTGGGGAATTGCGCACGCAAAAAGCCCTGGTGGAGGCCATGACGCAGGCGGAATCGGATCGCAAGAATATCATCGAAGCGCTGCGCTCGACAGCAGCAAGTGTCACCGACCGCATGGCATCTCCGTTCGAACTTCCGGCGCAGGCCGAACTGCGCAAGCGCCTGGAGATGCGCGGCGCTACCGGCGCGAACAAGGCTGAGTTCACACGCCTCCTCACGCCGCTGATCGATTTCGAAAAGACGCAGCAGGCCAACAAGCTCGCGACTCAGATGTTGGAGACGAAGCAGGGCGTGCAGCGGCAGGTGGACCGCGCGATGCTGGGCGGTATCGCCCCGGTGAACATACGCTCACTGGGCGAGGGTGGCGTCACGCGCGCGGACGTGGAGAAGGACATCAACGATCAGATGGAGCAGCGCAAGAAAATTGCGGTGGAAATAGGCCAAAAAGAGCTGGCGCTGATCGCCGACCGCAAAATCGACGCCAGGGACACCGTCGCGTTGGCCCAGCAGCAGAGAGACATCGTCACCGTCCAGGGCAACTATAGAGTCGCCATCATCGAAGCCGAAATGGCTAAGAAGAAGGAGATGTACGGTCTCGATGACCGGGAGCGCGAACTGGAAAGGACGCACCGGATCACGATGTCGAAGATCCAGCTCGCCGATCAGGAAGAGTCGATCAAGCACGATGCGGATCTGGCGCGGAAGCGTGCGGAGCTGCGCTTTAAGGGCGAGTCTCCGGCTGCCGGGATCGTGGAGTCCTACCGGATCGCGGTAACCGAATCACAGCAGCTCTACGATCTGGAGATGCAGCGTATCCGGCTGCACGAGACCGGCTTCAAGGCGGAGGAGGACGCAGCCATCGCGCTCCACCGGCTGCACAAGGATACCCTACAGGCGCGCGAAGAGGGCGAGCTGAAGCTCGCGCAGATGCAGATGCAGCAGCTCGAAACGCTCAAGGGCAAACTGGAGCCGCTCTACGAGACCCTGTTCAAAAATCCCAGGAACTTCGGCAAGCAACTGCAACAGACGGTCACGGACGCGGCGCTGCATCCTGTTATCAGCGGCCTGAGCGAGATGACTGCCTCGACACTACACCCGCTGATCTATGGCGCTGGTGGCACCGGCGGGCTCGCAGGCAGCATGCGCAGCGCGTTCGGGGGCGGAGGCCGCCTCAACGACGTCAAGCTGACCAGCGACGGCGCGGTGCCGGTACATATCGTGTCAGGCGGCGGCGGTCTGATGTCAGCGGGCACCAACATCTACTCCGCAGGCGGCTGGAGCGGCGGAGGCGGCACATTTGGTGGCGGCGGTGGCGGCGGGGGCCCCTTCGGCACCGGCGGCTGGACTCCACCTTTCGCGCCCGGTCCCGCGTTCTTCGCCGGTGGTGGCGGCGGCGGCGGCGGTGGTGGGGGCGGCGACATGAGCGCCGGTGGCGGCGGTGTGGCCATGGGCGGCGGGCCCAGCTTCGAACAGCTCGCCAACCTGCCGACCGGCACGCCCAACTATGGCGCGGCAATGAGCAGGATGGCGTTAGGGGCTGCCTTGTCCGGTTCCAGCGGCGGGACGGCTGGGGGCGTCGGAGGGGGCTTCCTGGGCCTCGCATCGACGCTGCGGGGCAACTGGCAGATGGCGCTAGGTCTCAACCGGTCCTACGGCAGCACCGGCAGCATGCTGAAGGGCATGGCAGGCTCGCCGCTCGCCAAGGCAGGAGCCATGACCGGCGGCATGATGCTGGCACAGCACGGCCTGCTGGGCGGAAATCGCGGCACCGTCGGCGGGATCTTCGAGGGCGCGTTGGGTGGAGCTGGTATCGGCTTCGCCATGGGCGGCCCGCTGGGCGCGGCCATCGGCGCAGGCGTCGGGCTGGGCATCGGCATCGGCGAGATGATCGCGGGCGTGGAGACGCCGGAGCGCGAAGCCAAGCGGCTGGTGCAGCAGTTCTACCACATCTCGATCAACAATCAAGCCGCCGCGCAGATCGTGGCCATCGCCAAGTCATCGTATGCCGGGCACGTGTCGATTGCCGTGCGCTCGCCGGAGGTGCGCCACATGCTGGGTCTCTATGCGGCGGGCACCGGTCAGGCCAGCCAGTTCTCAGCCGGGTCGAGCGAGGCGCGCGGAGCCTCCCTAGTGGAATCCGGCGGCCAGTTGTCGCAGCAGGCGCGGTATCAATACGGCAACGCCTACACGTACGGGTCGAACCTGCCGGTCTATGGCGGCGGCAACTCGCTGCCACTGAGTGCGCCGGGCGGCGGCACGCAACTGTCCTTGAACATCGGCGGCCAGGACGCCGCGCGATTTATGCAAGGCCATGTAGTCACGCCGGAGGTGGTGCAGTCGCAGTATGCGTCGGCCATGTACAGCTCCAGCGGTCGTGTGCGGCAGGCGCTGATGATGAATGAACCCGGAAGTATTGCGAGCTGACATGCCAGCCAACCTTCTACCAGCGGCGGTCGCGCCCGGCACGGTACTGCCGCAGTCGTTGAGCACGTCGTTCACGGAGACCCGCGTGTTCCCGCTGCTCAGTGTGATCTATAACGACGGCACCTTCGAGCGGTCGCTGGTGCAGGATGGGGTCAACCCGCCGCGCGCGCTGCGGACCTGGGTGCTGGCCAAGCGCCTGACCACGGCGCAGCTCACGGCGCTGGATACGTTCTGGCAGACGCTGACCTTGGGCGGTCTGAGGCCGTTCTATTTCTACGACCCCTTCGGTGTCCTGCCCGGCCAGCATCCCGGCTCCAACTACGATGCGACCGGCGACAACACGCAGGGCCGCGTGACGGTGTTTTTCCGTGGCGACTGGGCGCAGCGCACGGAGCTGGGACGCCACACGGTCCCGAACCTCACCCTGGTGGAGGTTGCGTGATATGGCGGATCAGATCGGTCGCGTTCCGGTTCCTGCCCCGGTCAGCTCCGGCCTCACCTTCTCGCTGCGGTCGGAGTATGGCTACGGCATGTCGCAGGACTGGACGATTGTCGAGCACCGCTTCGGCGAGCTGGCCACGATGGCCATCCAGCGCTACGGCGTGGGCAGCGGCGCGCGCCGCTTTCAATTCGTCAAGACTACCCTGAGCTATCAGGACCGCCAGTATCTGCTCGATTTCTACGACGCGCTAGAGGGCTCCTATAAGTCCTTCACCTACCCGGTGCCCAACACCAACCGCAACTCGTTCACGAACTACGAGGTGGTCTTCGACACGCCGCCGCTCTCCATCCAGGAGCTGGTCAACCGCGCGCAGACCGGCCTGACTTTCGTGGAGGTCATCCAGCCGGGAGATGCGGAGACCGGCACCGTAAGCGCGGTCTGTAGCCGGTTTCCTTCGACAGCCCTGGCCGATGCGCTGGCGAGTGAAGTCCAGGTCATCATCCCGCTGATCCACATCAAGGTGCGCAATCCCGCCGTGCCGGATATCTATCTCTCCGACCGGCGGATCAACATTAGCGGCTTCCCACATCCTCCCGGCAGCCCCATAGATGTGACCTTCCTGCCGCGCCTGCTGGGCGTGGGCACGCCGGGCACGAGCGACGTCATCATGTCGCAGTCCATGGATGGGCAGGCCGACAGCGTGCGCTTCGTCTTCGGTAATGCCGACCGGGCGATGGCGAAGCTGGTCAACGACTGCTCGCTCGAATTCGCACAGATCGACATGTCGTTCTTCCACGTGGGCACCGGCATCCTGTTGCAGCTCTGGAAGGGCATGATCATCTCCTGGCAGATCGATGGCTCGCCGCAGATGAGCGTGCAGTGCTCTGATGGGCTCTACCCGATCACCCAGTCCTATCCGCCGCGCACGGTCAGCAGGCAGTGCTGGAAGCCGTTCAACCAGGACATCCTGCCCGGCTACCGGCCCTGCCCGTGGTCAACCGTCGGCGGCGGCGTCGGCAATCCGACGAGCTGCGACTTCTTCTTCAACAGCCCAAACGGCTGCCTCTCCCACAAGATGTCGCAGTACTTCGGCGGCCACCCGGAGCAGCCGCAGACGGTGGTCTTCCGCGACAACAGCACCAACAGCACAGTCCACTTTTTCGCGCCCAGCTCCGTGGTCTCGACCTCGATCCTGTCGGATTCCATCTGGGGCAATCCGCTGCCGGAGATCTGGTGCAATTCGCTGGGCTCGCCGCAGCGCGCCATGTGGGCGAGCTGCATGGTGGCCGCCGTGCGCGACGAAGGCGACTTCCTGGAGCTGATGGGCATCGTGGGCGCGGGCCCGCTGGGCGCGTTCGAAGGCATGAGCATCCAGACCAATGCCGACGGCTACAAGTTCGTGGTCGCGCCCACGGCGGATGGCTTCTTCCCGCAGGGCTTCAAGGTCGATGGCAACCTGAACATCACCGGCTACCAGCCCACCATGGGCCTCCGGCAATCGCTGGGCGGCGATCCCGCGCATCTGGGCACCAACCCGACCGACGGCATTGATGCGTTCTCACTAGGTCAAGGCAGCCCGCAGCGCTGGGACCTGTACGACTCCACCTACTCCAACACCGGCCTGATCCACTCGATCATCCCGTACGCGGCGGGCACGGCGATCCTGGAGATGCGCTACAACAAAGCGGACACCGGGATCACGCCGTCCACGGCGGAATCGCACACCATGCAGTGTCCGATCCGGCTGGGGCTGACCGGCAGCGTCTTCAACACCAGCGACGTCAGGACGCTGGTGCCGGGCCTGATCAACCCCTTCTGGGTGGCCGCCAACTGCTACCTGCGGGCGCTAGGCCTGGAGCATGCCGACGCCGCCACACAGCTCTCCTACCTCGTCCGCAACTCGCTGACCAATACCGGCGGCATGGGCTGCGCCGACATCGCCAACATCCTGGTCAACCCGGTGGTAGGCACGGTCATTCCCGGTTACGTGGTGACGGCGTCGGGCCAAGCGCTACTGCACTACAACCTCGACTACTACAACAACACCTTCACCTATCAGGACGGCACCGGCGGCATGCACGTGCTCACCATCGCGCAGGCCATAACGGCAGGCTACATCACGCTCGCCAGCCAGCCGAACCAGGAATTGCAGTTTACGTTTCAGGGGCGGATCGCCGAATTCAAACCGTTCCGCGATTGGATGACGGAGATCTTGAACTGCTGCCTGGGCTACTACTGCTTCGAGTTCGGCAAGCTGAATCTGGGCATCCGTTATAGCGCGGTGCCGACCGACTCTTTCGGCCTGGGCTCGATGCTCTACCAATCGCTCGTGATCACGCCCCTCTCCGGCACCTTCGAGTACCTGAAGCTCTCCTTCGCCAACGTGGAGCTGCAATACCAGCAGGACCTCGCCGAATACCAGGACAAGGACCACGCCGCCTACTACGGTCGCGCTGGCAGGCCGCTCACGTCGAACATGAATTCCGTGGGCTGCTCCACGCTCTCGCAGGGCCTGCGCATTGCGGTGACGCGCACGCGCGAGGAGATCGGCGGCATCCAGCGCAACGACGTCTCCGCCAACCCGTACATCGAGTGGGACAACAACAAGCGGGTGACCTTCAGGAGCACGCTGCTGGCGCTCAATAACGAGATCGGCCAAGTGATCTCCGTCACGCATCCAGATGTTCCGACGTATCCCGGTTCCGCGCCCGGCAGCAGGCCCGGCAGCAACGGCCCCTTCCCCGCGCACACGTGGCCCTTCCGCATCAAGAAGTGGTCCCTGCACACCGACTGGAGCGTCACCGTCGTGGCCGACTCCTGCGTGGATTCGATGTACGACCTGGAGGTGGGCCCGCAGCCGCAGGGCGTCGGCCCGCGCCCGCTGCCGGTCATGTTCTACCCGGAGCCGCTGGGCCAGTGGGCTCCGTATCAGATCCAGGCCGACCCCGCCGACGCGCTCTGGCCCAACGAGTTCAGCTTCAACCTGCAACAGACATTCGCGTATCAGGCAGACGGCGTCCTGCTGACTTCGGCTGTGCTCGCAGGCTGCCTGCCGGTCAACCAATTCGTCACCGACTGCGGCGCGCCCGACGCCAAGAAGGGCAACATCACCTGGGCAACCACCGGCGGCAGCATTCCCGGCGGCACCACGATTTTCGTCCAGCTCTGCGCGGCCATCTTCGATGTGACGGGAGATCCGGTGGTGAAGCAATACTCGCCGCCGTCAGAGATCCTGGTGCTCCAGGTGCCCATCGGCACCGACACGAATGCAGTCACGATCCACAACATCAAGTGGCCGCAGGTGGACAGCCTGAACGGCTGGGTGCTGTTCGCCAGTACCGCCCTCGACCTGATCTCCGGTCAGCAGAGCGACCTGGGGCAACCGGACACCATCACCTTCACCGGCCCGATTCAGCGGCAGACCTATGGGGTGCCCGACTTCAATTTGCAGATGCTGCGCCTGCGCGCCCAGGTTCTGATCCATGGCGGCGTGCTGGGCGCTGGCGTAGACACGGTGGACAGCTCGACCATCGTCAGCCACGCCACCATCGACATCCTTGGCGTCGATGACTGGGCGGGCCGCGTGCTCGCGATCATTGGCCGCCAGACCGGCGACGGCATCGCGCCGTGGGCCCACTTCAACATCACGGCCTTCGACGCGGCCACCGGCACCTACACGCTGGACCGCGATCCGGTGGCGGCGGGCGTGCAAGCAGGCGACATCTTCACGGTCTGCTTCCTGGGCATCGACAACTCCGCCAACCCTTACGTCATCGGCGACCCAGGCCTCGACAACGCCAACAACCTGGATGCCAAGCGTAGGCCGACGCCGCACACCGGCGAGACGGTCAACGATGAGAACCGCATCGGGCGCATGGTCAGGGTGATCAAGGGCAAGTCGCGCGGGAGGTCGGCCAAGATCGTGAGCAACACGTCCACGGAATATACGCTCGACAAGCCGCTGCCCATCGACGCGACCAGCGTGTGGATCGTGAGCGACCCCGGCTGGAATTATTCGAAGGACGTCATCGTCCATAATGCCGACCCCATTAAGACTACCTTGTCGGCCATCGAGATCAACAACTACAAGGGGCTCGCGCTGCTGGTGGAGGGAGTGACCATCGACACCGAAGGCGTGATTGTGAACGACGACAACGCCTGCGTCAGGATGCTCTATATTCCCGGCGTGCAGGGCACCACCAATGTGACACCGGTCTAAGCATGGACTACACAGTTCGCGTCATCGACAGGCTGCTGCGCTTCGACACCACCAACGACGATGTCGTCGCCACCCTCCTGCCGTTCGTCCAGACGCCGAATGCCCAATACGAAATCCACAAGATCTCCGTCGGCGACGGACACACGGTCACCGTTCAGGTGGACCCCGATTCGGCAGATTTTCTATTGACCGACGAGAGCACCAGCATCGTGCTCGATGACGCGAGCAACTCAGTGGTCATCAAGATCCCGGCGGATGGGCTCTCTCCGGCCTTCATCAACCGGGGCGGAGGTGGCGGCGGCGGCAGCGGGTCGCCCGGCCCATTTCAACGCACGATTCTACTGAAAAACCTGACGCCAAAAACAGATGCCACGGACCACGTCACCGTCTATGGCGCGAAGGAGGGTGAGAGTTCAACGGCGTTCCGTGTTGCGCTGACCTCAAAGAAAACCATCACCGCTGATTGCACGGTGGTGGTGAAGCTGTTTTATCAAGACGTGACCCATACGGTCGGCACATTTACCATCGCCGCCGACCAGCCGCTCAATGTGCCTGTGATCTTCAAGGGCACGGACCTCGACTACACCACCTTCGCCGATATGT